TAAAAGATTATATAAACATATTTTTAGACTTATTTAATTATTTAAATAAACTAAAGTTAAAACATTAATAAACAAATTCTGTCTTTGTCCTATAAATAGCCCTGTATTGCCTTCATTTTTGTTTTATGGAAGTATCTATTACTCGCGTTTTAGACGAAATAAACACCCCTACAGATGGAAATCAGGCTAGGGAATTCTCTATTGGATGGATCAGGACCACCAGAGGACCCAAGCAAGGCACCCTCAAAAAGGTAAATCGATGCATCAAAGCTGGCACCGACAAACGAAAAAACGTAGAAGGCAAAGCCAACAAGCTTCAACCCATGATCAAAAAGCGGAAGCTTCTTCGATTATATGACAGAGATGCCAATCAGACCATCAATGTTCCCCTTTACACCATCATTATATATAACGGATATAGAGTAAGGCACTAATGAGAGAAAATTTTGTAGTAATGGACTTTGATTTTGACAAGGATAGCAAATCTGCTACCCTACGCGCTGACAGAGACAGAGGTGCTGCACCTATAAATAATATATATTCAGCCGGTCTAATAGACATTCCTAAAAACAGCGAACCCAAAGAAGTACTACCCTGGTACAAGGGGGCAAACAATGAGCCTGAATACCTGATAAAACTGGTGATTGACAATCCCATCGCCATGGGATTAATAGGAACCAAAGTGGCCATCCTTCATGGTACTGGCTTAGGGTTATACCAGGAAGGAGAGAGTGGAATGATTAGAATGAAGCCAGAAGATTGGCCAGAAGAAATCAAGAGATTCTATGAGTACAATAGCCTTAATGACTGGGCTTATGCTTGCTTCATGGATTTTGAGATGCTTGGTAACTTCTTTACGTCTATGAGCTTTAGTAAAGGGTCTAAGCTCGCAGACGTGCCGAGAAAAGTGGTCCGAATAAACAGGATAGATCCAACCACTGTCAGGGCCATCAAGCCAAACGCCAAGAAAGGACAGGCTATTAAAGAATACATCGTAGCCAGCTTATGGAAAGATTTCACCATGACCACAGATCACACCCGATTTAAGGCATTTAATTGGAGAGATTACTTCGACCATATTACCATGGAGTTTTTGCCTGGGGAAGCAAAGACCTCCAGGGTACTGGCACATGGCAGGCGACCTTTTCCGGGCTTCCCACACTATGGTCTTCCCCGATGGTATGGAGCCCGTAAAACGGGTGAGCTCCAAAATGAGATACCACATTGGCACATAGCCAATATCATAAACATGTGGGGAATTAGGATGCGTGTAAGCGTCAACCAAGAGTACATCAACACTAAACTCCAAAAAATCAACCAGGCTACAGGCAAGAATTATACAGCCGATGAGATCAATAAGGAGCTTACAGAAAAGTTTCATAATTACTGCACCAATCCCCAAAACGTAGGCAAGGTACTTCTTGACACCTATTACATGGAGCCAGGAGGAAAGGATCCTCAGCGTGATTTTATAATTGAAAATATTGAGGTGACAATTAAAGATGAAGCATATGTCAAAATTAGTGAAGCCATGAATAGCTTTTTCACCTCTGCATTTGATGTAAATCCATCTTTAGCCAATGTCATCACTACTAAAGGCATGTCATCAGGATCAGAACAGACACAAGCCTGGAACATCGCTGATGCAAAAGCAAACTACGAAAGATCTAAGGTGCTAGAAGTACTTAACTTTATTCACCGCTTTAATAGTTGGGATTCTGAATACCCTGGAATCTACTGGGGATTTGAAAACCCTAAACTTGTGACCAAAGACATTTCCAAAACAGGGCAAACAGAACCAGCTAACGCAGAGCCTGTAGCCACAACAGAAGAAAAATAATGCCTCTTTTTAATTACGTATATAACAATACAAGCTCAGACCAGACAGCAGCACTTTATAGATACTGTCCGGCTTTTAGCACCAATATGAACTGGGAGAAGGTTTTGCCTTTTGTAGAAGATGCAGAAGCGGAATACATCAAGCCAGTATTGGGGGATGAATTTTATGATGAGCTCATCACAGCACTGGCAGGCACACCCACAGCAGCACAGATTGCAGCCATTGCAGTACTTAGGCCGGCAGTGGCATGGTTTACTTTTGAAAAAACGCTGATAGGACTGGCGCTATCAGTTTCAGAAATGGGACCAGCTGAAGCTGTAGACACCGAAGGTAGATGGTTATTCCCTAGAAAATGGGTCTCAGAGGCAGGAAGACAGCAAGCCTTTCGCAACGGATACAAGAAGCTAGAAGAAGCCCTCAGATACTTAGAGAAAAATGAAATTGAATACAGTACCTGGTATAAGTCAGCTGCCTATTGCAAAGAAGTTGGACTATTTATTCCAAATGCTACAATATTGGCAAACTATATTCCACTCGATGGAGGCCGGGCCATATACAGCAGATTAAGACCTGCTATCAACAAAGCAGAACTGCATTATATTAAGCCAGTGCTTGGAGAAGCATTATTTAACCAAATGAAAAACATGCTTACCACTCCAGCCTCCAATTTCACCATAGCACAGGCAGAATTACTAGATAAAATAAGATTAGCACTGGCAGAATGGATGCTAAATTATGCAGTCCCATTTTTTAGACTAAAATTTAATGAACTGGGGATCATAGAGCCAGCCATGGAAAACGGCATAGGCAAAGAATCTCCAGCCACTCAAGAGGCTGTTGCTGGGCTATGGATGTCGATTCAAGAAGCTGGAAAAAGGTTTTTGTTAGATCTCAAAACGTTCCTGGACAGCAATGCTGATTCCTTCCCTAACTACACAGACACCAAGACACCGGCTCCAGAGCCAAGCCAGGAGGATGACAATGGCCGTACCTACAATGTGGTATCATTCTTGTAAATACATAGACCGCAAACATAGGACAAAGGAAAAGGCCTGACAGTGATGATGCTGTCTGGCCTTTGCTGTTTTTTAAGGGTTTATAATTATATTAGGGTTTTAACCTTTTACACTTACTTTTTATGTTAAAATCCAAAACCCTGCTAATCATCCCAGTCCTTCTATTGGTTTTATTAGCATTCACAAGCCAAGACAGCACCAAGTACCAGTACATAGATGTACAGATCAACCAAAAGCTACTCTCTCAAAAGGTAAATATCGTCATCAACGAAGGCAAGAAGCTGCCATGGATGAGAGATAACAGACTCAAAGATGAGAATGGGAAACCAGTAGTTTTTGAGAATGAAGTAAACGCCTTGAACAAATTAGGTGAAGATGGATGGGAGCTTAAACAGAGTTATTCTGTTGCGGTGAGTAATTCAATGGCTGTAATTCATCATATCATGATGAGAGAAGTTAAATAGAATCTGGCTTCTTGTAAAAGGCCAGGCAGGGGAAATCCTGTCTGGCCTTGACTGTTTAAAATAGCTGATATCAACTGCATCAGTTTCAAATATTCCCTAAAGCATTTTAAGTTCATTTTGTTTTCTGTTTTTTTAAAAAATCCTAAAACGTATCTACGTCACACTTCTCTCCCCAGCCAGCATACCGCCGACTCAGGACCTGCACCTGGTCCAGATAATGTACCGGATCCGTAATCGACCGGAGTGCAAGGATATCCTGCATCACCCAGTAGAGGACACTAGACTTATAGGCTTTCAGATAACTGTCATGTAGAGCATCGTGCTCCTGTTGTTGCTGATCAATTAGATTGATCAATTCCTCTCTGGAGAGAGAGTCCAGGGGAAGTTGGTGATTCAGTGATTTGTTTAGCATAACAAATGATTTTATAGTGGCCTGGCTGACCCGTTGCTAAACAAATCACTGAATCAGGATTGTTGGATACACCATTACAATGTATCCACGGGGGCCAAGCCATAATAGTTTTAGAAGACATAAATCCTAATTCTGTTTTGTTTGTTTAGCACCCGAAATCTAGCAAAAAACTTTCACGATTAGATATAAAATGTGTACAGGTCTGCGAAAATATATTTGATCACTATTTTTAAAAAAAGTCACATTTTCCCAAAAAAGCATGTAAGTAATTGATTTATAGTTATTTATACCTTGGGAAAAGTTTTAAAAAACTCCCAAATAACTCCCAAAATTCTCCCAACTTTTCCCAAGCCCAAAAAGTTTTCCCAAAAATGTGGCTTTTTTAAGGAGTTTTGGGAGTTTTCCCAAAGATGTAACTATCTGTAAATCAGAATATTAAACCCCTTATTTTGGGGGTTTTGGGAAAATGGGAAAAAACACCCCTCAAAATAGGTAGGGGTCCCTCAGAACAGAATAGCTGGTTACTTTTTGGTCATTTCACCTTCTCTTTGACTTTGATTCTCAAAAAGATGTAATGTTTTTAGCCATGTTGCTCAAAAAGCAACCTGAATACTAAATAAATTGGATTGGTTTTTGTAGATTCCAATTTGGGGGACAATCAGAATACATACTAATTCAGTCTATGCAGACCAAGCTAAGAGTCTCTGTGGCTCCTTATGTTCACGCCTATCTTGCTACTAGGTACGGACCTTCTCCCTACGACCTCACTCATTCCAACCGAAATGACTTAAGGATGGCATTTTCATATATGTGGATGGGAGTGGAATTTTGGCCACGCATCAAACACGGTCACTATGTAGTCATCGACCTGGGCAATGATCACACTTTACTTCGTGCCTACCAATACAATAAACCATTTCTAAAAGCTGGCTACTTTTTTCAAGGCGAATTTATGAGAGCTATGAGAGGATATGTCAAGGCACAGGAGGCGCTTGCAAACTCTCTTAATCTTGGGCCCAGTGCCTGGAATAAAAAGTGGGCCATTGATCAGTTCTTAAAAGATCACAATGTGGATCCTAGTTCATATGACTTTTTCAGCGCCTATAGACAGCACAATCGTATGGAACAGGCTGATTTTTCAGAGCTTGAAAAAAAATGCTCCACAAAATTTAATTTTAGGCCATCTGACAATCAATACTTTAAACTCTGTTCTGTTAGCTTTGGAAAAAAAATTAGAATCATTTTTTGGTGCTACTCTAGGGAACAGGAAGACATGAGGAGATGTGAATACCATATCCCTGTGAAATTAGTTAGGTCAGGTGACTGGCTTTCCTACGCCAAGACTTCCATGCACATCATCAATGACTTTCTCCTAAAAGGCTACACAGTATCATGATCACTTTGTTAACTATTATATGTTTGGCTCTCGCCGGAGTCATGATGGCATTTATGGATAGATGCAGTACAGCGGGGGAGTTTTTTATGAGCATCCTTGGAAAATATCAGTCTTGGTGGTTGGGACCAAAGACAATCACTTGGAGAAACAAGCATGAGTCAAGACTTCCTTTTTCTACTAGCATATTGGTCTTTTTGACAGATAGCTGGCATTTCTTCAAAGAGATGGCACTTTTCTTTATACAGTTAGCTCTTGCTCTAAATATATCTATTATCCAATCTCTTGCCGTCAACTCATTAGAAGCTGTAATATCTTATCCTTTGGTTAGAGTTCTCATGGACGTTCTTTTGTACAAAGTCATTATGACTGGCAGCTTCCATATTTTTTACACTAATATATTAAGTATGAATTTTTGGAAAAATCTTAAAAATTTTATGTACGAAATGAACTTTTTTAAAGCCATCATTGTCGTGCTCCCTCTCTTTTTCTTTTGGATCGGTGCCGCTGAATTAATCAACCGCTTAGATCCACGATATTCATCTACTGATGCTGACACGACCTTCCTGGGTGATATTGTGATGAGCATAGTTTTCTTTATCACACTAGGAGTATTAGCCTGGCTAGACTTCAGAAAAAAAAATAAAGGAGGCAATTCAGATGCATGATGTAAATAGTGATTTAGGAAGACTATTGGACACCGGTGCTGAAATAATTGAATCAGACACAAATGCTCAACGTGATTTTCAGTCGGGCAACATTGTTCTATTGAAAAGTGGCAGTGTACCTATGACCGTTGACAAAGTGAATGAAACAGGTTTACTTCAGTGTATATGGATGACACCTGGTGGAGAACTTCATCATAGCCTATTTAATCCTGATTTGCTTGAGTTGGCTTCAGAAAATGAACAGCATGTAAATCAGCAGCAGCTGAGATTACTTGACCTCAAGTTGAATCTTAAAAAGCTGGAAGGATTTCAGACAGAACTTCAAAAGAAAGTAATCAATTTGGCATCACCTCAATCACGAATGCCACGAAAAGTAACATAATTAGCATGAATCAGGTATCTATCAGGGACTTTGGTCCATTCATAATCGTTTTAGGTAGTCCATCTAACAAGCTAGGTATTGCCATTGAAAAAGGTGGCATAGTTGCCCGCTTGGAAGAAATCGGGGACAGAGTATTTATTGTGTTGGAGAAGTGGCTGCTTACAAGACGTGAAGTAATAGATCAAATCCCTGAAGACCTGCTCTCAGCAGAGGCCAGAGGCCAAACGCCACAGGAAACTCTTGGAAAAGTCATGCAAATATTAGTGACTCCTCAAACCCCAATTAAACATGCAGCCTAAAGCCCTACTCCTTTATATAAGTACATTATTTATTTGTTGTATGAATACAGAACTCTTAGACCGATGCACCCTCCAGGGATGGAATGCTCAGTGCGAGACTCAAATAGGCAGCATAAAATGTCTCCGTATTACTAAAGTCTCAAACCTGCTTGCGGATCCTGAATGCTGCAATGAGGATCATGAAGTTAGTGGAGAGATTTCCATGAAGCCAGGATCAGGATTTAAAACATATGATTTTAAACTCAATCAGGCTATCTTTTCAGAGCAAAAAAAAGAAGATAAACATGGTGACTATTTTGAGCAACTAATAGAAGTACAACGACACGGCATAGATAAAGATGTGATACAAGAACTTTGCAGGCTCAACAATCAGCACACGGTTGCTGTTGTTGACTTGTATGCCGGCAGTACAAGGATAATTGGCAACCTAAAAAATCCCCTTGTTACCAATATTGCAGCTAACTCCTCAGGCCGCGCTCAGTCAGACACCACTAGCGCGGACCTGGGCTTTTTTCGTAAGTCAAAATGCCCTGCTTGCTTTGTTGCATCTGATACAATCATTCCTACATTAGCAGATAGCCAGCCATACAGCTTCATCAATGTAGTAAGACCCAATGCATGTCTACCTGCATTAATTACTATTGCTCCTCTTTCCCGTCGTAGTAATGGAGACTTGGTGACTCCCATCACCCCAGCTGCAGATGTGCAGATTGTCTACACATTTGGAGATTTTAAAAATCCACTATACAGGGCTTCAATAGGTCCAGATGCAGATCCTACGGATATTTCCGACTGGACTTTTATATCTGGCACTGGGACTTCTGTAGAATTTGAGACCAACATTGTTGATGAGATGCAGGCCAGTGCAACTGGGGTCTCACTCTACTTCAATGCCAAGCTTCTGGAGTCAATACATGCAGGAAATTTTATTGAAGTACATGCAGAGGTTGTTGATCAGTCGGTCTATAGCAATATTGCTTCCTCAAAAATTAGGTTTTTTAGGTCTCTGTCATTATCTGGAACCTTTACTGGCCAAACAGTAACTCTTATTTATTACAGTCGAACTGATTGTAGCACAATGTTTCAGGCAGGCCCTATTAAAGATGCTATGATGATTAATGAGGGGGCTATGACACCTGTATCAATAAATGCCGGAATTTCTAATAACTATAAATTTCAGATGTACTCAGACCCTTCCAGTTTAGACAACTTGACCATAGGAACTCCATCCTTTACTGGTTTGGTAGGTATAGGTGGGAAATCCAATAGATTAAGGGTTTTGTCATTTAGTGCAGGTGGGGCTCATGATTTAGGAGCATTTAGCCTTCGATCATTTCCTAACCTCCAAACTTTCTCTGCACCTTCTGCACAGATCACAGACATTGACTACAAAGTCAATGACAATCTGCAGGATATTAATTTAGATGACAATTCCCTGACTGGAAGCATTGATCTGACTATTCTTCCTAATTTGGGGCAAGTATATTTAAGTAATAATTCACTTACTTCTGTCACATTGGGCAGTAGTAAAGCTAATCTCAGTATTTTTGATGTACAGGGCAATAATCTGGATAGTGCAGCATTAGATGCATTGATTGTAGAGCTGTGGGAAATGAGAGACGATGTGACCGGCACTCCTACTATTGATCTTAGGACAAATACTGGTTCTATCTCTACTGATTCAATCGCTCGAATAAATGGAACCGGATCTTATAGTGGCGAAGGACTTGTGGCAAATTATTCTTGGACAATAAACTATTAAATAGATACTTAAGGTTGGTTAGGCAATTAGGCTGATTTTGAGTCTGGTTGCCATTTTTTGTGTCCTACTATTTAGCATCTGATAGAGGCACCTTGCTTCTATTATGGCAGATCGCATTATACTTTCCGATGAGTCGGTCAACTCATACGGATTTCGTGTGTTGACAGCAGGCATAGACCTGAATGCATTTGATAAAAATCCAGTGATGCTTTATGATCACCGGAGCTATTCCTATTTGCCTATTGGTACATGGGGAAATCATCGCATTGAAGGTAGTCAGCTGACAGCCGAACCGATTTTCGATATGGAGGATGAAAAGGCTGCACAGATAGCCGGTAAATATGACCGCAAAGTCCTGAACGCTGCATCTATTGGAGTCCAGATTCTAGCAACGTCAGAAGATCCTGACGATATGCTTCCTGGACAGACTGGCCCCACCGTTACAAAATGCCTCTTGTATGAGGCCTCTATTGTTCCGATGCCTTCCAATAGCAACGCTGTCAGGCTCTACAATAGGAAAGGAGATGCAATTGATCTGAGCGATGCAAACGCTTTGCAACTCGCATTAAATCCTAATAAAGAAAAAATGCAAACTCAACCCGAAGAAAAAAACGGTTTGCTATCACAGCTAAATGCAAAGCTGGATACGCTTCTCAGCAAGCTATCCGGTAAGCCTACTGAAGATCAGCAAAACAATGAAGAAGACCCCGGCACCCAGGAGGAATCTCCAGAGGTATCACAGCTCAAAGCTCAGCTCTCAAACAGAGAATCAGAGATAGCTCAGCTGAAAACAGACCATCAAGCAGAAATTGACACATTGAAGGCAGAACAGGACAAGGAACTCAGCAAAGTGAAGGATGAGGTGACTGAGTTGAAAAATGAAGTCGCTAAACTCGCTGGCAAGCCCGCTGAGGATACTCCTACCCCTACCCCAAGCGAGGACAGCAGAAATACAGAAGTGACAGACCCTTTTGCCGACCTCAATGCCCGTGCTCTAACTAAATTTTCACATATCAAAACTGAAAAGTAATGGCTCTCAATAAAGGCACAGTTGCCAACATCCAGGATTATTACCTGACTCACCGTGAGGGATTCTACACGAAATCCTTCTCTCGTCCAATGATGAGTAATTTCATCAATGTGACAGCTACAGATAAGCTGATGCTTCAAAGCGCCAGCTCTACCAGTGTTCTCCAGTCTCGTCAGGCAGGACACCACAAAAAAGGCTCTGTTACACTCAACGCACGTCAGCTTGACATGAGAGGCGTAAAGGCGGACCAGACCTTTGACACAGTCAAATTCAGCGAGGAAGCATATCACGCCTACCTTTTCGCTGGCAATCTCGACCCAAAAGATTTTCCTTTTCAGGCATTCGTGATCGAAATGATTATGAACCAGATGTATGAGGACTTTGCGCTAGAGGTGCTATGGAATGGCGTACATTTAGGGGCTATCTCCGGTGCTCCTAACAATCCTTCAGACACTGCTGACGGATACCGCGAATTACTTCGCCAGGATATTGTAGCAGGATCAGTGACCCCGTACCTGACAGGACAATTCACAAACGCAAATGCGCTGGATGGTATCCGTCAATTCGTGAAAGATCAGTTGGATACAGCAAGCAAGAGAGCTCGCTTACATTACATCTACTGCTCACAGGACACGGTTGACGCTTATCAGGAAAATTACGAGGACGCAATTGGTGCCTATCGCCATGCAGATGAAGCCTACAACCTCACCCGTGTACATGGAACAAATGCGATGCTGGTTCCGCAGGATGGTATTTCAGGAAGTGGCCTCTTCATGTGTCGCCCGGACAACCTCTTTGTAGGTTTTGACGGACCTCCGGTAATTAATCTCGACTATGAGAGCCGTGAGCTGAAAGTAGAAGTCGATTGGAAGTATGGAATGCAGTACGCTTCAACAGCAGAGCTGTATGTCAATGAATGGATCTAAACCTTAATCAAGAGAAAAAATGCCAACAGCAATAACAATCAACGCACGAACTTTGAATTTGGTCGATGAGACCAATGTAAGCGTTAAACTGCGCGTAGGGGGCCAAGTGGTCACATATAGCGCTGCCGAAATCATCGCAAACGCCAATAGCGAACAAGCCAATATTCAGGCAGTCGTAGGCCTTGGCGCCGGGACTACTGAGTCTGTGAAAACAGCTTATGTCACTTCGGGAGGTATCGTTCAGGATACTGAAGGGAATGACTTCCCCACCACCTATCTCCTGGGTAAGGAGATTGACTATGAAGCTGACCTGATGAACACCAATTTCTTCAAGGATGTGACTTGATAACAGTTTTTTAACCTGAAAAAATAAAAAAAATGGCAGCATACGCATGCACAACTCCGAAAAAGCTGGAATCATGGACTTTTGACCAGTGTAGTACAGCGGCACCGGGCATCTCACCCAATATCATCGTCACTTTTGCCGAGTGGTTAGACACATGGCCATCACTTGACGATTATCCTACTACTGGGGATCCTAATACTATATCAACAGATATAACTTTGGACACCGTAACCTATGCAGATGCAGTATGGGCTCAGTGGTACACATCACCTGAAAAAGCTGGCTTTGAGTCAGAACTCCAGGGAGACATTGGTTCTCTCAGCTGGAAATCTACTTTGACCGCTTTTGCACCTGGCAACAATGCCATGATGAGCTACCTACTTGGACAGGTAACTAACAAAGAACTATTTGTGCTGTATCGTTACAATAGTGACAAATGGCGTATTTTGGGCAGTCCTGAATTTCCATGCTACCTTCTATCAGGTGTAAAGGAAGTCACTGGGCTGACAGGTACTGATTCTGTAGGCTATGAACTCCAGATTGGTACTCCAAACCACAACAATCCATTTGCCTACTATACCGGTACTATCCCAACTATCACCGCCTAATACTGAACAATCATGAATATCAAATTGACATCATATGGACAGAAGGCGCTCAATAGTGCCTTGCTAAATGGTCAAAAGCCAGTAATCAAAAAAGGAGCTTACAGTATCAACCTGAATAAGCTGGACCGCGCATCTGATGCTACCATCAAAGCATTCATGGCGCCTGATAACTTCAACCCCTATTTTGAGGTTACAACGAAAGCTCCAGCAGCAGCCAAGACTTCAGCGAAGTCGTAAAGCCGTAGCCCGCAAATAGTAGTTAAACATTGATATAGCAGCCTCTTGGTAGGCTGCTATTATTTTTTTAGATTTACCTACCACACCAGTAAATTTTCATTTTCTGGTCTGTCTTATAAAATACCCTAAGTGTTTCCAGCACTTAGGGTTTTTTTTCGGTTAGATATTGACCCAAGTATCATTCATTTCTTCATCCCTTCTCTTCGATGTCAGATGGACATATGTCATCAGTGTATCTAGCTTTGTTAATCCCATCAGTTCCATCAGCACTTCTACACTCATACCTCTTTCAAGCGATACCGTTGCGAAAGTATGTCTTCCTACATGAGTGGTTAAGTGTTTGTAAATGCCCAGCACCTCTGCCATTTCTTTCAATCTTAGGTTATATTTAGCATTAGGAGGCGTATCTAATATGGTCCCTACCCTACCCTCAATCAATTCCTCCAATACAGGCGTGATAAGCATCCTAACTTCTACACCAGAAGTTTTTTCTGTCTTTTTAGGTACAAATACCAAATACTTTTTATTACCGTCTTTTTCTATATCTCTATGTCTGATTGTTCTGGCGTCATCATATCTCATACCTGTGAGGCATTGCCACAAGAAGCATCGTAGGGTATTGTGAATGCGTGGCACAACATAGTCAAAGTATTGAGCTTTGTGGTGATCAGTCATTTTTTGGGTTTTTGTCAGTTGTATGCATGCCTCTTCGATAACATCTGGCGCCCTAAAAGCAGTAAGTAATTGAAAAAGCTCATCTTGTGTCAGAAACACAGGCCTGCTTTTGGATCGTGGCCATATCAGCCCATTAAAAGGATCCTTAAACTTTTTCCCATCTCCCTCTGCCATTCTCAGGTATTTCCTGACGGTTTTGAATACTTTTTCTCTTGCTCTCAGTCCCTCATTTCCTTCTTGCTGCTGCTGCTTTGCATGCCAAGCATCAAAGCCTTCTATCCACTCTCTGCTGATATCGGCAAACATTATCCGGCCTCCGTATGTTTCCAATTTTGATACAGAATTTAAGTGTATGACTTTGGTTGCCGGTGAAATGATATGCCGTTGATATTCATTATCAATTTTGGCTCTCATATAAGCTATAAAGTCCTGCCTGGTAGCATTGCTCTTAAATTCTCTTTTGAATGAAGTTGGCGTGATGTTTCCCCCAGCTAGTCTGTATTCCTTAAGTATTTCAATTGCTTTTCCTATGTTGCTTTGCAGTTCAAGGTTTCGATCCCTGTAGTCAGGATGGCTCTTTTTAACTTGCTGTTTTGTATCATCCCAGTGAATAGGGTCTATTTCCATTTCAGGCAAAGTTATCGCAACCTTTTGTCTTTTAATGTATAGCTGAAGAATAATGGGGCACTTTCCATTATTATGCTTTCTGTCTTTTCTTAGAATTAATTTTGGATTAGCCATAATATTGGTGATGCAATTGTTCCTACAAGTCTCTTAAAATACTGATTTTAAGCTTTGCATAAGTATCTGAAAAACAAACGCTTCCCCTAAAGAGGAAGCGTTTACACGGTGTAAAGTGGGCCCACCCGGCCTTTTAAATATTGTCATATCCATCTGGTAATCAGGCAAATAAAACAAATCGACCTAATTTTGGTGATGCAATCCCACCTACTTCTTTTTGCCATTCCCCCCACCTAGCTGCTCTTTTAGCCTCTCATTTTCGTATGTAAGGCGCTGATTTTCAAGCCTTAATGCTCCTATTTCCTTTGTCAAATCAATGATTTTGTACAGGTCATTTTGGGAAGCATTTGAACTGTCAGGCTTGCCTTTTGATATGCTTTTTTTCGTGTTTACAAAATCCAATTCCTCAATCTGTATGTGTACTTTATAGCCATATAAAGTGGCAACTTTTGACACTTCAGAAAATAGTAGCCGGTTTGACCTCGCTCTTTTTAAGAATGAAGGATAACTGATGCCTAGTGCCCTGGATGGCACTTTAGTGATATCAATTTTGTTGTTTTTTTTCATTTTATCGTAAAAGACTGAGGGTAAGGTGGATAGCTCGTATTCGTTACTCATTTGATATTATTTAAATTGATTTTGATATTATCAAATTTGCATTTGATAACTACTATTTATACTATTGCAGTATGGTAGTCATACAAATACGGTATCGACCTTCATAATATCAAAAATTATATCTCAAAAATTGACATGTTGCCAATTATTACACCCCAAAAAATTGAGTTCTGGATGAGCAAGTTGACAGCTCATCAAAAACGGACTGTAAAAGGGCGAATGATGTCTGAATTAAGGTATGGATGGAGTACGCTTCATGAAAGATTGAAAGATGGATTTCCAGAAAAGGACCATTCCAAGCTCCGGAGCATATTCTCAGACTATCTTGTTATCACAAAAGACGCAGCCTAATTAAGAAATTTAAAAATTCGTAAACCAAATGACACATCGTAAACCAAATGACACGGCCTTAGTGCCAATTCATTCTCCTGGCGCCTGCTCTCTTGGAGGGCAGGCAATCCAGGAACCAATCCCTTTTTACAGCTTGTCCTATTTCCCTCCTATCGGGAAAACTATGTTTGCTCTTGTCAATGTTTCACCCCTAAAAATTTCGTTGTCATGAGTGAAAGAAAGTATTTTATTTGTCAGGACGTTACTGATTCCCCTCAGTTTATCTGCGTTTCTCCTAGAGAAAAATTTATCGAATTAGTTGATGAATCAAATTCTAAGGATTTAATATGTCGCATTCCTTATTGGAATCAGGCTGAAGATTCTTTGGCGCATTTATATGACGCTATCCCGCGAGAAAAATATATTGATGCCAGACTGAAGATTATCAGTCGATTCCCCCCCAAGTCTCGTGCTGTGGCCTGATCAAGAAGGCTACTCTAAAGTGTGTACTTACTCCAATGGCCTCCTTATACAAGGCGATCACGTCAACTTCCCAAAAGTTAAAGGAATTATTGTAGGAGGAATTGTTTTCGAAGGAAGAGACACCCACCGCCCACTATGGGACCCAGTCCGGGCAGAGCTAGAAGCCTACCAAGGAAGACCCTGGGAACAGATTCAGCATCTATATCATGGGCGCACAGTTTACGCGCTCTTGCTTATCAAAAAAGCCTAACCCTTTTCGAATATTGTGATTAATAGTGAATTCCTGCCCTTAGGGGCAGGAGTTTTTGAAACCCCTACACGATGAAAACTATTTCAAAACAAAGAAAAGCACCACTGCCCATCACTTATCTTCAAAAGAGAATCCTGCTGAAAGCAGGATTCTCAATTGTCATCTGCGACACCAGGTACAAATCAGTGACAATAGTCACTCCAAACGACACTGTAACCCTACCCCAAGAAACAAAAGAGAATACCAGGCAGAGGGCCATGGTGTACACCTCTCCTAATATGGTTGTGTTTTTAGATGGGGTGATGTCAAGCCTTAGCATGGATCAGCTTAATCGCTCAGGAATAGTTGCTCGCGAGCATCCGGAGCGAAGCAGAATGATGGGAAGAAGCACATACATCATTGAGCAACAAATAACCCGTTCTTTTTAATTTTTCGATTTCCCCTACCCCAAGGCCTGAGTGCCTTGGGGGATTTAAAGCAGAAGAAATGCAAAAGATTCCTGAAAATATTATTGACGATTTATACAAGGTAGACTTGCTCAGTGTTGCTAAAGATATTCATCCTGGAGATTGGAACCAGAAAGGTGGTCAGTGGTGGGCCCTCTCTCCTTTTAAAACTGAAAACACTCCCTCCTTTACAGTTCATAACCGTAAGGGTTTCTATAAATGCCATGCAACCGGAAAAGGTGGTCGAGGCGCCATCAAGCTGGTACAAGATGTCAAAAAACTGAATTTTCCTGATGCTTGCAGATGGGTAGCCAAATTTGCTGGTATCACCATTCCTGCAGCTACTGAAGAGGACGCGGCAAAAGATAAAAAAATACAAGCCGAGAAGGCAAAAGTGAAAAAGGCTGCTGCCTATTATGCCGAGTCAAAGTCAGAAAAACTCAGCGAGTTTATTGCGGAGAGAGGAATAAACGTTGAGACATCAAAGCTCTTTCAGATCGGATATGCTCCGGAGAATGACTTTTCAAAATTCAAAGGCAGAATCATCTTCCCTATCTGTGATCAGTTTGGCAATCCCATTGCTTTTGGTGGCAGATCACTTTCAGATAATAAGGAAGAAGCAAAATACATCAACAGTACAGAGTCTGATCTGTATGACAAGTCAAAGACATTGTATGCCTGGGATTTAGCGCGGGAATCAGCCTCAAATGCTGGCTATGCGCTATTGACTGAGGGATATATGGACACCATTATGTGTCATCAGCATGGATTCACCATGACTGTGGCTTCATGTGGTACCGCCCTCACCCCCTACCAGGCAAAGAGTCTCGCATACGTGGTAGATGAGGTTGTAATCCTTCGTGATGGAGATCCGGCTGGCCAGCAGGCTACCTTGAGAGATATCAAGGTACTGTTGGCAGCTGGGATCCATCCGAGGGCATTTACACTCCCCAATGGCCAGGACCCTGATGACTACCTTCAGAAGGAAGGCAAGGACGCCCTCCAAAAGCATATCAGTCATGCAAAATCATGGATTTCATTCCTGCAGGGTTACTACATAACCAATCATGGTCAGATCGATGAAGACACAGGCGAGATCATTGTTCCAATCAAGAAGCGTACTGAGCTGATGAAGATGGTCGTGGAATACATACAGACCATTCCTGATCAGATCACACAGCAGGAGTACGCAAAGGAGGCCAGTACTATTTTGGGTATTGATATGAAGATCATGGCTAAAGAATTGGGATTCCAGTTGATTAAGGCCAATTCTGTGGCCATTGCCCGGAATGGATTCAGAAGAACATGGCAGGACTATCAAAATATTTGTGAGCTTTTTGGCTTGACTACTAATGATGATTTTTCCAAAAATGACGCTGGTTTTATGAATATTGCTTACTATCAAATCGGTGGCAAGCCCTTTAAAATTAGAAGAAATCGTCAATCTATCGAGGCTGTCAGAAAAACCAACAGCTATGACCCTATCAATGCAGTCTACATCCATCCTTGCCTGAGACTTGAGAATACAGAAAAAGACTGGGGAAACCTGGTGCCACTGCCTATGGCAAAGGAAGAAGTCACCTATCAAAAGGATGGCTATCCCCTCCCTCTTTATCTTGTGCAGGATGAAATTACTGCCAGTATTTTAGTTGATTTTGGTATCCCTGCTATTGGCATGAATAATTTTATAGGCTTTGCTCGAAACAAAGGCCAGAAGGAACTTCATGCACAGTTAGATGCCACGGTTAAACATTACAACTTTAAGCACATTGTATATGTGCTTCCAGGTGCAGCCTGGAGTTTGCCAGAGGCCAAAGATGCTGACTTATCCAGTGTTGGCATGAAGTTTTCAAAGGCATTGATCAGCTTTAATGTCACACTAAAAGACTTGGAGATATCTTCTTACTGTATGTCACAGAAGTTAGGGCATGGCCCGATGGATGAAGATCTGTGGATAGAGGATATTATTCAAAAAATTAGGGCAGAAGGGAAAGAGCCAAAGGATGAATTTTTGAAGCATTTTAAAGGACAAGAAAGTCCTTATGTTGATATTACCAACATTTCATACTCCAGGCCAGAAAAGTTACAGCAGTTTTTAAAGGTAGAGAACGCACAGGACTTTTTTGATTATTACGCAGATCAGCTAGGAGCTGAATTTCGATTCAATGGCAAGTTATATGAAGTAGATATCAAGTCTGGTGCTGTCAGCCTGAAGAAAGGCCAGCAAGATCCTGATGTCAAAAGTGAAAACGGTGCCTATTATTCACGTCAAAGAAATGGTGGATGGAAAGAGATATCCAATTTTACTTTGGAATGCCTCCTAGAAGTAAAGGCGCAGGAGTCTTTTAACCTATATAGGATCAAGTCCAGAGATACGGGAGTATCTCAGATAACGATTATTCCAGACAGAGAGTTCACCGATCGCACGAAGTTTATCAGCTGTATCAGACGGCAAAGAGGACTTAAAGCATGGTTTAAAGGAACCACCCAAGACTGTCTTGAGATTCAGGCCACCTCTATCCAGTACGCTCCGGAGGCTGAGCCTCTTGAGCATACCCTGGGATGGTATAAGCCATACCGATACCAAGGGGCAAAACAAGGCTTTTATGTGATGGGGAATGGGCTGATAAATGAAGAAGGCAACTTTATTCCAGTAGATGAGCAAGGCCTTGTTAATTATGATGGAGAAACATACTTTCTCCCAGCCCATTCCAATATTAGGACAGCTGACAATCACAAGTCGAAGTATGAAAGGGAAATCAACTTTAGCTACTCCCCCTCTGACATCAACTTCAAAGACTGGCTGTATCATTTTCGTCTGACACACGGAGAGAATGCTGACACCGCTTTCTTCTTCTTTTTAATGGCCTTATACAGGGACATTATCCTGGAGACTTATGATGAAAGGATCCCACACCTGTTCCTATTGGGGCCAAAAAACGCAGGAAAAGGAACCCTGCAGGAATCACTTTGCGCTCCATTTGGCAAGCTCAAAGTATTGGGCCTGAATGAAGGCCCCACATCCAGCTCATACAGATACCATTTTGCTCAGTACCGAAATGCTTTTGCTGTATTCAATGAGTGCAATCCTTCATCTATTCCTGGATGGATGGTCACAGGATTTAAAGGAGCTTATGACAACCAGACAAGAGCAAGGATGAAAGGCCCAAACACAAAGGAGATTGATTATGGTGAAGTCAACTCTGCAGTATTGATCATGGGTCAGGAGCCTACAATTTATCAGCAGGAAGCCATCTCTACTCGCTGCATTGTATTGCACTGTAATAAGGAAAAGTACACAGCGGATGAGTCCAAAAGGTGGGATGAATTGAAGTCAAAGCATAAAGCCGGTCTTGGTCATTACTTAGGAGATTTTATGAGATTGCGTCCCATCATCAAAGAACACTTTTCCGACACCGCAACATATCTGCACAAAGCACTCAAAGAAGAGATAGATAGATTGTTTGGGACTGGAGCATCTTACTCCATTGATGGTAGATTGTTTTACAACTGGTCTGTAGCATTAAGTCCTGTATGGATATTGACCACAAAAGGGAAACTCTCCTATCCGCTGTCAAATAAAGACATATTAGAATTTGCAGCACGTCAAATAAAAAACCAGGCTGAGCAAATGATATCTAAAGGCGTACTGGAGATGTTTTGGGACTTTTTATCTGCTTATTATTGGGATCGTAGTTATGAGATCTATGACCACCTAGTATGGCATGACAAAAAAAAGGGTCATTTAAACATAAAAATCACAGGGTTATACATCAAATTTGAACAGTATATCAAAAAAGTGGCTCCTAATATAGAGAACGTTACACGAACAGACTTGACAAGAAGATTCAAATCCCATCCTGCATTCATAGGCTATAGGAAATCCGGTATTTGGTTTGGATACAGAAAAGATACACAAGGTAATTATGTTAGAAAGACACAAGCAGTGCTCTCCCCTAGCGGTGATAAAATTACTGTTCCAGGTGAAGGGATCCGAAATTCGCTTACCAGTGGATATATATTCGATGCATCTAAATTGAATCTTGAACTACGTCAGCCAGTATTTCCTTGGGATGATGTCAATGGCTTGGAGCCTGATGCTGCGATGGCACCGGCTCCATCATCCCCTACTCCTGATATAAATGGATCTATAGTATCTCATACAGAAGAAGCAGTCCCATTTTAGGGTCTTCTAATAATACAAAAGGGGGACAAGTTCTTTAAATGGGTAAACATTTTTCACCGGGTTAATAATGCAGGTCCCCTTTTTTAACCACAACACCAAAAAAAATGATAAACATCAAAAACAAGAAACTGCGGAGATTGATTGCTGTAGCACTTAGTCCTCCAGGCTTAATGAGCATAATCGTGGCGATCGTCTCCATCATCGTGATCTGGAACTATTATAATTAATTATAACCATCTAAATCGTAAAAAAATGACTAAAAGAAAACTGATTATTCTAATCACATTGCTTTTTACACTTTCAGTATCCTCATGTACAACTCCATATCCAAACACCTACGATAATGGTGTATCTGTAAAGCTTGAAAAGCAACAGCCTGAATAGACCGATAAATCGTTCTTTTAAATCTAATGTTAAACTGGGTGCAGACAGCATCTGGAATTACATGGGAAATTTGGAAAGAAGCTGGGAGGTAGTATGCCTCCCAGCTATTAAATAAAGTAACATGAAATTAATCACACCATTTTTTATACACACAATCAACAGGATTGACAAATACCTGAGACATCATACTCCCACTGGCTGGGGGTATCGGATCACCTTTTATAAACTTGACAAATCAGAAGAAATTGTCGAGAAATCTTTTAAAAAATTATAATGAAAAAAATATGCTGACGATTAAGAAATTTAAAATTTATCTAAATGCTGTCGGTTTAAATGAGTCAAGTCTGCAACCCAAAAAGTCAGGAAGAGGGCGTCGTGCTGGCCACTATACCGGGATGACAGCCAAACGAGATGCCCTTATTGTGTTTTTATATTTTAAATATGGGAGAAAAAAGACAGAAAGAGGAGCATTAACATATAACGACTTAGGCCAGTTATTTAATTTGTCAGAGTCAACAATTCAAGCAATAGTAAGACGCACAGAACAGGATCAAGACCTATTTAAACGGTTAATCCGCCTTTAAAAGATTTCAAAATAAAATAAAGCAGCAAATGCTTTTTTAACCTTTCTAAAAATAAAATACTACTATGTGGCTAACTATTGAAGAATACTTAGATTGGTGGGAGACAGAGGTAAGGCGTGACCTTCATTTTTGTTCCTTTCAGCTGAAGCCTAAAGGCAAAGTTTATGTCTTTCAGGAAATTGACAGAGAAGCGAGAGAGGCAAAGTACACCTTTGAGCCTACTGACTGGCCGCCAAGACCTACACCTACTTACAAAGCAAGCTTGGATAAGAAAGTGATAGGACTGGTATTGCCATATCAGATAAGAAACTTTAGAAATAATAAAAGCTCGCAAGGAGATAAGTAGGGCTTCCTAAAAACAGAACAATGACACTAAAAGAAATTAAAAATTTCTGTGAGCAAAATAAGGTTGAAATAGTCAGGCTGGAAGATATGCAGCTTCATTGTTTCATCAACTACAAAAAGGGTGATGGTAGCTACGCACATGGCATCAATGCTATCGCAGTTATGCAGCAAGCAATAAAAAGATATTTAGAAACTAAAAGCTCGTAAGGGCTTGGCTAACTGCAAAACGATATGAGATTTTACCAATTTAAAACGGAGCTTCTAAAATATTTAATAACACTTTAAACTAAAAATCATGAAAAATTTCACCGAAACAAAAATGAAAACAAAAAACATAATCCAAATTATACCCTTTTCAGGGCATTATATGATGTATAAAAATGACCTTGACCCTAGTGAGATACTATTTATCCCTACGTTTGCATTAATCTGCTTCTCAGATGGAGAAAATGATGAAAGTGTTGCATTTCAAGTGGTTGATGCATTCGATGTAGAACAAGAGCATTTTGTAATGCTCGATGAAGGGCAATTTGACAAACCTGGTGTCATTGGTGTTGATATGAATGGTGTTAAGTATAAGGAATATTTTAATCAAAAATAACCTTGCATTAGGAATTAAAACAAAACACTATGAAAAGACTACTACCAACGCACACACTAGCGAAGAAACTTAAAAAGCTTGAAGATTTTTTAGAGGATA